TTGGTATTAATGGCTCCACTCTCTCCCAAAACTCATCCGATACTTCCCATGATTGCAATGTCATATCTATCCTCCTGAACTCCATGCTCTGAGAATAATATGCTGCTATTTACGGATAAGTTCTAAGGTTATTGTTTGTCGGATTATTTTTATTCCGGCCAATCCAAATTCGGTAACGCCTCCATCAGCTCTTCCAGTGTTGGAAGCTCGTCCCCAGCGGCGTTAATGAGCATGTAGAACTGCTTCCACATGTTATCCCGCGCATAGACGCAGTATTCGGCTTCTAACTTAAACTGCGTGTAATCGCTCGTAACATACGTGCAGGCCGCCAGAATGCTGTCATAGCCTCGTGTTCGGGCAAAGCTGTCAAGGCGGTATCGCACAGCGCCCTCATAACGGGCTATAAGCTGTTCCCGTGTGGGCGGCGGCGGTTCCGGCGCTGGCGGCGGGGGGACAAAGACATCGCCATCCTTGACCCAGCCGACTTGAACCTCGTCCGGCACACCGTAAGTGTTCGGCTGCGGCGGCTTGTCGGGATTGAAAAGCGGAACAGCGGATAATGGCAGAATAACCGCTATTGTCTCCACGCCGTTTTTAGTGATTGTGTTTGCGTAATTCATGGTAAATCATCCTTTATAAATACCGGGATGGATATGTGAAACTCCTTGTCAGACTTGTAAGGTGATTTAATTACAAATCCTTTAATGAGGAAACATGCATACCAGCCGTCAATGTCTGTTTCAGGGTAAATTTGTGCCCAGAAAACCATACGAAGTAATTTTTTGCTGTAAGCAAACTCATTGAATTGAACAGTGCCGTAGGCCAAAAGGGTGCAGTTTGAATCGTAGCCATATGATGGGTGCGTGAAAGCGCGGACTTCACAGGAAGGATAGCAGTAGAAATTGACGTCAGCAGCGGGAGTACAATGAAAACGCCCATCGGGAGTATCAACGTAAATGGTCTCTATAACATCATCAAATTCAAGTTCTATAGTAATAGGGAAGCAACCACCGCCACCATTAGTCCTAACTGGTGTCGCAATACTATTACTGATGTTAAAGGAAATAGCATTTTTGCCATCAACAATGCCATCTTCGGTGTATGGGAAGTTTATATCCGGGCTATAGGTGTCTAACCCTGTCAGAGTAAACCATAGATAAGATGGTGGAAGCCAATAGGTAGATCTCAGTTTTGCGCTGACACAACTGAGCCTCGGTATTTGTGGAATCACCGGGGGGGTGGGTTCTCCCCAATAAATATCCTCATAACCTCCAGACGAATACGTAACCCTCACACCATTCTGCTTCCAAACATCAACGAATGAGGTGTCACTATAGGTCACACGAATGTTCTGGCCGATATTACGAATCTCGCCAGTATTTTGATAAACTTGAAGCCCGCTCGCCATATCAGATACCCGTCACACTGACCACATAAACCGGCATGTTAGAGATTGAGCCAGCCGGGCCCTGCGGCCCGGTATCCCCTTTGTCTCCCTTATCGCCTTTATCGCCTTTAGGTCCCGGATCGCCCTGCTCACCCTTGATGGCCTTTTCATTCGGCAATCCGAATGTGGTTCCGCTCATAGCTCGCCTCCGCTGAGTATTGAAGCGTGATACGTTCCCGCCGTTGCCGCCGCAAACTGCAAGCTGTAGCCGTTCTCCAGAATTAATGCTGGCGATGGGTTCCAGATCGCCGACCACCCGGCAACAGTGTTGCTTGGAGTTACCGCCGTAACAGCAATCTCCTTGATGAGGCGCTTGTCGCTCCCATTGCACAGATACACACGCAGCACATTCGCCACAGTCGTGTCCGCCGCCTGAAAGCGCATAGCGTCAATACGCAGACCGGCTGGCGTATTGCACGTGACGATTGTCGCAAGGCTCCCCGTCCCGTCACGGTTGGCGTTGGCCGTCTGCACGACGCCGCCATTACTAACAGCGGCCTGAATAAACATAGGTTGTCCCATAAAACCTCCTTGTTAGGAACAATAGAAAGAAAAAGGAAACAGCGACGCAACACTACCAGCGCCTGAACCTGTCCCCGACCCAGAGCCAGAATCCGAACCACCCCCCACACTCAACCCATCAATCCGCGCCTTCAGCCTCGCGAGTTCCGCCGCGATAGGCTCCAAGCCCTCAATGGCGACAGCGATGCCATTGTCGTGCCCGTCACACGCGTTTTTCAGCGCGCCCAGCAGCGTCTCCAGCTCCTCCACACGGAGTGTCAGCGCGTCAATATTGAGGTTCTCGACAGTGTATTCAAGCGCCCCTTTCAGCGTGTCCAGTGATGTCTTTAGGTATTCCGTTCTGTCCGCCAACACCTGGTGCGGCACATTCGCGGGGCCGCCCGCGCCGCCCAGAACAGGATCAGTCGTGGCTATCTCAGGCACACGGCTCGGCCACGTTGAGTTAGGATTACTGATTAACCATTGACCCATTCCAACCTCCAAAAGCCCTCATAAAACACATTCCCCGCCATCCTTACAACAGGCAGGCTTACACGCTCAATCTCGCTTCCGTCCGACCTAATCAGAGCGATAGAGCGTATCTCAGACAACACAATGTCCTCCGGTCTCAGACGCCATCGCAGAGCCAACGCGCCATTTTCAATGGCCTGAACCCAGAACTCCTTTACAACCTGCCGTCCCAGACGCTCATCCATCAGCACAACACGCCAGACATCCTCAGCGAAAGCAAGCGGGTCATCCACAACGCTGGTTGTCATGTGCCTGACCTCCCATCCGGCCAGCTCACAACGCAGCGGCGCCCAGTCATCAGCCAGCAACGCCGCCTCGGCCCTGTCCAGATCGCCAAACTCACGGCTGTCCTTGTCAATATAGAGACGGATGGTATAGGCCGCCCAACTGCGTGTAGTCCGGCTGTATATCCCATCGTAAAAGCGCGTTCCATCGTGAACCACCTCGCCGCCATATCGCAGAATCACAGCCCTATTGACGCCGCCGTCATACAAATAGATGCCGTCGTGTATCGCCTCGCCGTCATACAACAGCCAAGCCACGCGGTCTAATACTTTCGCGTCCGTAAAGCCCAGCAGACGCATGATTTCCTCGACAGACCACGGAGTTCCGCGCTTACGTTGCAGGCGAAGCGCGTTAAGCACCAGCCTTTCCTTCTGCCGCCGCGTTTTCATCGCCTGATACAACGCACCAGCCACATCAAACTGCCTCGCCAGCTCCCACAGCACCTCATCAGGAGCGTGGTCAACGGCAAGCGGACAGGCCAGCCACGTGTCAATATCAAAAGACCTGTCCACAGCCGCCGCGAAAGCGACACCGCGCTCATCACGCAGGACGGGAGGGAGCAGTGTGGCTGTGTTGGTCATTCTTGATTCCTTAGTGGTTAGTGAGTAGTGAGTAGTTATTTTTTGTGGCGGCGCGAAGCGCCGCATCTGCTTTTTCTAACCACTGTCCACTAACCACTGTTCTCTAGCCATGCGATACTCCCGCCAGCCTGATGTCAATTTCAGTGCATTCAGCCCATTCCGCCTCACCAATACTAATAATTTCATGCGGCTCTATCAGGTTCACATTGTAAATACCATCACGCAGCGGCCCGAGAGCCAGCATCACCTGCGTTGGCGTAATGTCAGCCCCAAGCCTCGCCCTGTGAGCCAAAGCGTATTCAGCTGCCAGCGCCCGCACCTTGTCCAGAACAATCTCAGAATCGTGGCTGTCAAACACAGTCACCTCAGCCCGTATAGAGTATTCACGCCTGATTGCCGCAACCGCGTCAATGCGATCACCGATGAGGCGCACATCGTTCTGATTGCACACTTCCCGCACAGTCGCCAATAGCTCAACCGAGGGATCGCCCTCATTTGACAGGATATAGATCAGGATGTCGCCACGCTCCGCGCCATTTACCGCCAGCGCGTCGGCAACCAGGCTTGAACTGGATAGCGCCCAATACCTGTAAGCCTTGGCGCTCCCGCCGCACCCAAAACGAGCGGCGGACAGAGACAAACGCTCACGGTAAGCCCTGTCACTCTCCAAGTCGCCTCCGCCCTCGGTGCCTGTAATGTTTTCGACAGACACGCCCTCTATTGCAGGGTCAATCGCGCAGACCACCCCAGCGTCAAGGCCATTCCCGCCAGTCCCAAGAGCCGTGCAGCGCGCCACCACAACGCTTGATGCAGAGTGGCCGCTTATCACATAAGCCGCGTCCAGCGTTTCAAAAGCCACCTTGCCGTCTTCAGTCGTCACCCGCGTTCCAGCACCAAAAGAGCGTCCAGACTGACTTGGCGTGTCCAGAGTAAACCGCACACGACACTCAGCAGCCGTCGGTTGCAAGCGCGGAGTGTCCATCATCACGCCCAAAGCGTCTAAATGCTCACCAATCGCGTAAGCGACCAGATTCTGCTCCGCGCAGTGCTGAATGTCGTGCCGCAGCAGCGTCTCACGGTATGCCAGCGTGTGTAAAAGCAGATTCTCGGTCTGCGCCGGATACAGCGTCCTGTTGGACGCCCCCTCAAAAGTGGTCTTTATGCCCTTTAATATCCCATCGGCCTTGGTGTTGAGGAACTCTAAGGTCACGCTACCCCTCCACAACCAATGAGTTGACAGTGGACAGTTGACAGTTGGCAGTTGTGGATGCGCCGCTTTGCGGCGCGGCTTTTCAAAAAACCAGTGCGGACGCTAGTCCGCGTCAACAACTGTCCACTATCAACTGTCCACTGATTCATACCACCACCACCTGAGCCACAGCCTCTGTCGCGCCCACAGGCCGCCAGATGAGACAGAGCATCACATTGGCGTCGTTAATATAAGACGCCTTGACAGACAGCACCTCCGCCCGCGGTTCCCAATAGAATGCCTCAATGGCCTTGCGTTCCAGCAGACGTATAGCCGAGCGCAAGGGTTTCCCAAGCGCCGCCAAAGCGTCATAGCCAAATCGCGGCATCAGCGTCACAGTGCCAATCGGAGTCGCGAAGATTATCTCTATCGCCTGGGCGATGTCCATAATGCCAGTCACAACCTCGCCCATCGCTGACGACTTCGTCTGCCAGTAAGGCGCGTTGGGGATTGACACACTTGAGACCGACATATCAAGCCACCGGCGGAGCCGTCACAGCCGGGCCGCTCATTACGCCCGGATGCTTATGCGCCGCGAAGACAATGCCGCCTATAATGGCGCTGGTTGTTGTAAGTGACCCGGTTTGCGTTATGTTGCCCGTTATATCGGAATTGCCCTGTAGCTTAATGTTGCCCTGAATATCCGAGTTGCCCTTTAGTTTTATATCGCCGCTTATGTCGGAGTCGCCCTTTAGTTTTATGTCACCGGTTATGTCGGAGTCGCCCTTTAGTATTACATCCGCCTCAATATCAATCGTGGTTGCCACAATCTTTATCAGCTTCGGGCTTTCAATTTTCAGCTTGCTGGCCGTTGGGTCATAGCTGATTTCAACACCGTCATCAGCCGTCATGCCGATAATGGCGGGATCATCAATTGACGGCGGGTCGGGCTGGCTGTAAATCGCCCCAAGCACAACAGCGTCCTCAAGTCCCTCGCCCGGCAGGACGATTACTTGTGTGTCAACTCGCGGCACAGCCCACGTCCTCGCGCCTAGTGTCAAAGATTGAACCACCGGCAGCCAGTCAGAGACAATGCCGTCGTATTCAGGCAGCATGACCTTTACACGACCCTTTACCGGATCATCAACCCCTATTTCAGTGACAAGCCCTTTGAGGTATCCTACTTCCATATCATAATGTTCCTTTGACGCACTGGCACACCACACAAAAACGCTTTAATAATCGGAGACAGAACATGAGATGCACACTGCTCCTTGCCGCCATAGTTGGCGCAGTGCCTGTTATGGCGCAGACACTGAACGCCCAGGTGAGAGAGATACTGAACGAATCGCCCATTTTTCAGCCCCTATACAACAACAAAGGCGATCTGCACACATGGCTTAAAGCACTACAGCGTGGCGGGAACGCTAAAACCGAAACCCAGAGACTCAGGATTATGGAAAAGCTGTTCCCAGGAAGACGTAGCAACGCGCTGTCGTTCCAATTTGGTCTTGACCGAAGCCAAAGGGACGCTTTTGAAAGAGTCCTTGCGGAGCGCATAGAGAAACTCTTTATCGGAGCGCAGAGTTTTTCGCGCTTTGAAGCCAAAGATATAGCGCACACAATAGTCAATTTACTTTCTCCTTAGCGTGACGCTGGTTTTGTAGCCACCGGTTACGCTTAGGTTGTGTTCACTGTGGACTATCACCCAGACGCCGGAATGCGCCTGCCACTCGTCTTTGGGTAGTTCCACAACAACGCCCGCCAGGAGTGATGGATTCCCAGGCAAGTCCAGTTTTGCCGTCCGCTTCATGGAGTCAGGCGACCTCACAACGCTGGAAGCGAAAACACCCATAGCCTCCCGTGCCCTCGCTCTGTCCTGCTGCCCTCGGCCATCCGGCGTATCAACGTCAGACTCCGACAGACCATCCTTGCGCGTCCCCTTGGGGATCACCTTGTCCGAGGTCAGCAGTTCTTTCTTTTGAACGTCAAAGTATCGCGCATGACGCCCGGCTGGGTTTCGTGCCGCCCAGTCCTCAAAACTGTATCCCGTGCAGTCCTTTCGGTATATCCTGAACGCCGGTGGCTTGGTGAGCTTTGAGGCCAGATCAACAATTGCCAGCGTGGGCTTGCCTTTCCCCGCCTTTATTGAGCAGACAAGGCCATACTTACGCGCCAGACGGGTTATCTTAGACAGGTCGCTCTCATTTACCTGGTCAATCCGAAAGAACTTTATCTCGTCCTCGCATTCATAGGCCAGCTCCATGCCGTTCTCAGCGGCCATTGCCCTTGCGATAGCGGCAAGACTTGTATTAGTCCATGCCTTGCATTTCTTTGTGTGAATACCCTTGCCGGGCAACTGCGCCAAGGCTTTCCATACCACCGTGTCGCCGCCGCTATCGGTTGCGCCGCTGCCCGTAACTTGTATCAAATCAATCAAGTATCCCCTGCCGCTCTTAAAGGCATTGTCTGGTGAATACCCAAACTCAAAACACAGAGCGGAGCCAACTGTGGGGTAGAGTTCCCCCTGAAACAGCCTGCGACTATCCGCCAGCGTTACTGTCACACTATCAGACGGCGTGACTCCCAGCCTCGAATCGCCCAGATCGTCCTCATATTTCAGGTTCGTTAAATATGGCTCCACCTTCGCCGTTATATCCTTATCCCCATATTCAACCTTTACGTATAATCTTTTCATCTCAGCCATCTCATCTCCACGACACAGCGGACTTTGGCGCTGGCGCTGTATCTGTCAGCGCGATTATCGGCACCAATACATCAATACCGGCGGGCAGCACAGGCAGCGGAGCCACTCTCGGATTAGCTCGCAGAAGCGGCGTCAGCGTCAGCGCGTTGCCATAGTAAAACTGCGCTAAGACGTCCCATCTGTCGCCCTCAACAGTTTTATGTATCAAATACCCGTCGTCCATCATTCACTCATCCCCAGACAATTGACAATGGACAATGTGAAAAAGATGCGGCCAAAGGAACGCTTGCGAAGCCGTATCCGCAGCAAGGCCGCGCCGCCATTGTCAACTGTCAATTGTCAATTGTCCACTGGCGCTTGTGGTTGCGCCAGAGCACTGACGGCCAGGAGCGAGGGGCGGATTCACTCCGCCCTGAGCGACAAGGGGTGTGGGGAAGTGAACGGTATTGGCGCGCAAAGCGCCAATACAGTGAGTTCCCCACGTAGCGTCAGAGACACGGCTGACACTCTGACAGACCAACTTGAGGAGGTCGCCGCCGATGGGCTGGATGGTCTTCTGGAACCGGTGCGGCGGCTGGTGGCGGGTGCAACGAGTTACGAGGAAATTATGGATGGAATCCTGAGCTGTTACCCGGACATGGATGTGTCCAGTTTCGCGGAGACCATGAAGGACGCCTTAATGGCCGCGAATCTGGCGGGATACACCAGAAAGAGAAAGCCAGATGCCAGACAGTAATATCAATATCAAGCTAGGCCGTGTCCCATTTACTGAAGCCATAGAATATTTCAAAGCCAAAGACAGGCTTGGCACAGAGGCATACACGGATGTGTTGCATGAGTCACACGACAGAGCTTTTGTAATTGCCGGTGTAACAAAGGACGATGTGCTGCTGGATGTCCACAACCTGCTCACTAAAGCAATGGAGGACGGGACGCCGTTTGAAGTGTGGCAAAAGGAATTTGCAAAGACCATTGATAGCCGATGGCTGCCAACGACTAAGACAGGCGAACCGAACACGGGCTGGCGAGGGCGCGTAATTTTTGAGACGAACATGCGGACTGCTTACGCCGCCGGTCAATACAAGCAGATGATGGAATTAAAAGAGCTGAAGCCCTTTTGGCGATACCGGCATGGCGACAGCCTGAAGCCACGCCAGGAGCATTTAGCGTGGGATGGTTTGGTCATACGATGGGATGACGCGTGGTGGCAAACACACTACCCGCCTAATGGCTTTGGCTGTTCTTGTTATGTGGAAGCGCTGGATGAGATTGACCTTGAAGACCTGAAAGACAGGGGATTGCGGGCAACGGACAAGCCGGATGCCACGCCGCCATCGCCGACCAGAAAAGTCAAGTATGGCGGCAAGGAGATAGAAGTGCCTAAAGGCATTGATCCCGGATGGGCATATATACCAGGTCAGCAAGCGGAGATATGGCCCGCCGCCTCGCCCCAAGGGAATCCGGCAAGCGTGAGCAGCGGCGGCAAGTTTGAGCCGTATGATCACCCGCTAGACCAGAAAACACCCCAGGACTATGGACGCCCCGATAAACTTAAACCGCGTCCAGAGAAAAAACTGGTCGGCAAACCAGCCAACGAAGCTGACGCCATAAGAGAAGTCCTAAAGATAGACAGCGACCGCAATCAAAAGGTTATCAAGGCGAAATGCGGCAACTGGGAAAGGGATGTGTTGGTTGATGTCAACGCTCTAGGCGGCCACCTGGCTGACAAAGACCGAATTGAACACATCGCGTATCTGGTGGACGCGCTGCAACCACAGGAAGTATGGGCGCAGTTTATGAAAAATCCAGCGGGTAAAGTCGTATTGCGATGGAGGCTGGTGTCATTTGTCAAAAAAGAGGGCAAAAGCGTCATGCTGGTATGCGAGGCCAACAGTCAAGGCGTGTTGGAGACATATAGCTTCTTATCGACAAACAGACTGAGTTATATCAACAACAAAATCAGAGCGGGAAGACTTATAGCATGGGAATGAAAGGTAGACCACTGCACTACGCGGCGTGCAAGATCTGCCATTTGGCCTTTGGACCGCGTCCCGACCATTTGGCACTGAAATCAATATCGGCATTTTTTAAGGAACAGTCAAGGGGGAAAATTATGAATAGCTTGCCGGTCAGTGTGCTTAGGCAATGTCGTCAATAGAGTTTAGCCCAAATAACGAGACAGCGTATATGCACAGCAGCCAAGTATGAGGCAGTGTTCTTCGCATACCTCGTA